ATGATGACAATAGTTTAGCATTTTTAAATAATAGTGGAACCGAACGATTTTCTATCAATGAAGATTTAATAAGAACTAGTTTATCAGCTAGCGGCAATTTTAGAGTTAATAATAGTGGAGGAACAACCCTATTCAATGTAACAAATACCACTAATGCTATTGAGATCGGTGGTGCTGGAACTGGTATTGCTATGGTTGGAGGAACGACCACAGCGACTTCACCAAAATTAGCAATCGTCCAAACAACAGCAGGAACAAGATATTCTTTACAGTTACAGGTTACTGGTGGTATTGCTGACGGTCAGTATGATGGTATTGGATTTACTCAAGGTGCCGCTGGCGCAACTCCTCTTGGTGGTATCAGAGTCGAATATAGAAATAGTGGAAGTCCTGATTTAGGAGTTTATACCAGAAGTGGAGCTTCTACCGAAGCTAGAAGATTGATGATCTGGAACTCTGGTAATGTTTCTATTGGTACATCAGATCAGACAGAATATACACGTTTAAATGTTCTTGGTGGTTCTGGTATTACTATTAGGGCAGATAGTTCATCGACAAATAATCAGTATATTTATTTCAGACAAGCACCAAATAATTACGGTTTCCGTATTACACAAGACGATGCTTCAGTTGGTATGCTCTTTTTCAGAGCAGTTGATAATGGAAATAATACCAATCCATTAATTGTTTTAGATAGACCAACTCTCAGGGTTGGTATTGGTAATTTTAGTACAACTAGCAGACCTGGATATCAACTTGATGTTGCTGGTGATATTAATACAACTGGAGAATTTAGAAAGAACGGAGCTGTATTTAGTCCACTACCAACTCAAAATGCTACAACAGATGGTTCTGTATTAAGAACACGTTGGGACTCTGGCACCTCAGCTTACATAGCATATTGGACACATGATCTTGATGCTAACTATCGACTAGAAAATCCAGATCAATGGTCATTCCGTTATATCATCAATAGAGGTTATACTGTTGCTGGATATCAAAACGCAAACCCCTGGAGAAATGGAAATAGAACTCATCACCCATCAGATGTAACGGTTTCTCTTGGAGATGTTATTGATTATTCTGCGGCATATATTGGAGGATCGCACAACGGAGTAAATCTATTTGTTTATAACTGTGCTAACTCTTGGTTACCTGCTGCTTCTACAACATGTTCCATGAGTATGATCACAGAAACAAATCGTGGTCTTAACTCATCGTGGAATGATACCAGAGCACGTTCATATTCTGGTGCTTGGATTGACTTTATGGGTAATCAGTGGAGAACCAATGGTGGACGAAATAGAGCTTATATTAGTTCTGGAAATACAAACACTTCTAGACATGATTTAAATACTGAAACAATAATGACAGAGGTCAGCGGAACTATTACTGTAGTGGCTCACGCCGAAACAGAATTTTATGCATGGGTTACTGCTGGAGCGAACAGATTTGAATTTTCAACAGAAACATATACTGCTTGGGCTTCCACCACTAGTCCCCCAAATCATGATGGTTTTAATAAGCACCAAGCTACTAGAATTGGTTTCTTCTATAGTTCTCAGGGAAACAATACAGATAGAACAGTATTTAAAAGAAGAGATAGTGATGCAGTAACATTAAGAACTGGAATTAGTAAACCAGAAACAGGTGGAGAAGAAAATCTCCACACTGGCATGAATAAAGGTTATTGCATTTCCAACTATAATTATGCTCAGAATAATAATGCTTGGATATATAATTATTATCAAGATGTTATTCGTTTTGCAGATGGAACTATAACATATCGTAAGGGTATTCCTGGTGCTTCATCTGGAACAGGACAAGAAGGTGGAGATATGCAGGGTGGTGGTACTCCTCCAAGAACTTATATGACTTATACTGGAGCAGCAAGTTTCCAAGTTGCTGCTCCTGTTCCTGGATATGGTGGATCTACTGGAAGCACACTACAACCTGGAGCTGGTGTTGCCGATCAATCTGGTGCTACTGGTGGCATAGGAACATACTAATAGGAATTAAAAATGGAAAGAGTTTATTACTTAACAAAAGATACAACTTTATTCTCAGTCATTTATGACTTAAGAGTATTAAGATCAATTCTTAATTGGTATGCAGTGTCTATGCCAGCTTCCGAAGAACTCATGTTTAAAGAGATAGTCAAGGGCAAATATTATCCAATGGATCATATCACGGGATTCAAGGGTTTTAAAACTTTTGCTGATATTCGTGAAGAAATTAAAATTGTTAAACAAGAAGCAAATGGAGAAGTAGTCGCTTTTCAATCAGAGGGTATTTACAATACAGTAGAACATGATCCAGATGCTGGTATTGAAAAAATAATTATTGTTATGGATGATGAAAGAAGAAATGCTGTTATGAATGCCATGAAATATGTGGCAAAAGCTGTAATTGAAGAAGAATTTGATAAAAAATTTATGGAGTTAGATACAAATTCTCAAATGGAATCTTTATCATTTGAACTTCAATACGAAGAAGCTTCTGCGTACATTAAAGATGAAACTTCAGATGTTCCACTATTACAAGCACTCTCATCTGCTAGGGATATTTCAGTAGAAGAAATGGCTCATAAAATTATAAATGGTAGAAAATTATTTAAGCAATCAATAACTGAACTGTTAGCAAGGATGACGCGCTTAAAACTATTGTTTAAAACCGCCACCTCAATTCGTGACCTAAATAGATTATACGAAGATTACTTCGGTATTGCGATGCCAGAATCTCAAGCAGTTGAGGAGGGTAGAGTAGTAGATTTTAAGAGAGTTGTTCTTGTAAAAATAGGATTACAATTTTAGTATTTTTGGAGTTCGTTATGTTAAGTAAAGAAACTATTTTAGCAAGTGCTGTTCAGTTTGCTACTGGACAAACTGATTATCAGAATGAAAATTTTGTAATGAATTCTCATGTAACAAAGTATCGTCAAGTTAGACAGGCATTACTTGAAATTGAAAATAGATATCACGGTCTAAGAAAAATTAGACTTGATGTTAAAAGAGATGATATAAAAATTGAAAAATTAAAAAGAGATTTGGAAACCTGCAATGATGATCTAGAAGCAGAACTGATTAAAGTAGATATTGAAGATTTTGAAAGTGATCAAGAAATTCGCAAAAGAAAATTAAATAGACAAGAGCAAGAAATTGATGTTTTTGTTAGACGAGTGCAGCAAGAAGTAGAAAATGAAGAAGATATTCAGAGATACTTCGACCAAGATCCAGAAGAAGAAAGAAAATATTGGATTGCTCGCATGGGAAAACAAGCTGCTATGGACATTCTTTCGTTTGGAAGAATTAGTACTGGAAATTTAGATTCTATTTCAATGCTTCCAGAAGAAGAACAATTACAAGTACTATCAATTGGATTTCAGTATTCAAATCTTCTTGGTGGTCAGTTAGCAAAAATTGAAGGAACCACAAGAGAATACACTCAACAACTACTAGCAGATCCAAAAAATCTTCGCTTACCTACATTTGATGGTATTGAAGATAATATGCAATTAAAAATGATTAATTCACTTAAGGAAATTGTAGAACAGAAAAAACTTAAAGGCGAATGAAATGAATAATAATTTTTGGGATTATTCTTCTGAACAACCCAAAACTGAATTAAATAATGTTCATCAAATTTTTCCAACTGCATTATTTGAAAGCACTATATCAGTTTCAAACACAGAAGAAATATTAGAAGATCTTAATAAAAAATATTCTTCGTGTGATAATTACACACACGATATTTTAGAAAAGAATAAAACATCTTTTTATACAGAAGATACTTTACACGAAAATCCAATTTATTTTGATCTCAAATATCAGATAGAAATCATTGCCGAAAAAGTATTTGATGCTTATTCTTATCAGAACATAACTCCAAGAGTTGAAACTATGTGGGGCAACGTTCTGGGATATAATGGATATATTCACCCACACGCACATAGCAATTCTATGTTCTCTGGTGTTTGGTATCCAGAAGATTGTCCCCAGGTATCTGAAGGATCTCTATCAAATTATATTAAATTTATTGATCCTAATAGAATTAAATATTTTTTCATGCCACAGGTTTCACAAAAAAATCATATCAACTCTGGAGAGATTTACATTAAACCAACTAAAGGAATGTGTCTAATATTTCCTTCATGGTTAGAACATGATACTGTGCCAAATGAAAATTCAACAGAACTCAGATATAGTATTTCATTTAATTTATTTTTCAAAGGTTCTCTGGGATTTCCAAATTCGTTGAATAGATTAACAATATGAAAAGTAACAAAATTATTATCGTTGGCGGTGGATCTGCTGGATGGATGAGTGCTGCTACGCTCATCCATTTTTTTCCAGATAAAAAAATTACAGTAGTAGAGAGCCCAGATTATCCCATTTCTGGAGTTGGGGAAAGCACTCTTGCTGGCATTAGACCATGGATGTTTGCCCTCGGCATTGATGAAAAGCAGTTCATGAAATACTGTGATGCTTCTTATAAGCAAAGCATTAAGTTTGTTGATTTTTATAAGCAAAATGATGGAGGGTTTCATAATCCATTAGGTCACCCACATTATAAAAAAGAATTTCTTGGATTAAATGATTGGCAACTTAAAAAGTATTATTATCCAGAAACTCCCAATCAAGATTACTGCAGAACTTTTTATTCGATGATGCCGTTTGTAGAAAACAATAAGATCTATACTGGCACCGATTTAGAGAACTATAAGTTTGAAAGAGACACAGCATATCACTTTGATGGCGTAAAGTTTGGATTATATCTAAGAGATCACTACTGTATTCCTAGAGGTGTCAATCATATTCAATCAACAATCACTTCAATTGATGTTGGAGAAGATGGTATTGAAAGAATTTTTCTCGATGGTGATACTAGGTTTATTACTGCTGATTTGTATATTGATTGTTCTGGAAGCAAGGCATTACTGTTGAATAAGTTAGAAGAACCATTCATTTCTTATAATGGCATTATTCCAAACAATCGAGCATGGGCTACAAAAATACCATACAAAGATAAAGAGAAGGAACTAGAACCATATACAACATGCACTGCTATCGGTCATGGTTGGGTCTGGAACATTCCTCTCTGGTCTCGTATTGGAACTGGGTATGTTTATGATGATACTTCTATTTCACCAGAGCAGGCACTAGAAGATTTCAAACAATATCTTGGAGATAGATCAGACGTTGAATACAAAGACATCAAAATGCGTGTTGGTATTCATGAAAGAACTTGGGTCAAGAATGTTGTTGGTATTGGTATGGCTGCAGGGTTTATTGAACCATTACAAAGCAGCGGATTATATACAGTTCATGAGTTTCTCTTGAAACTAGTTCGTGCTTTGAATAGAAATGAATACAGTCAATGGGATCGAGATGTTTATAACACTACTACTAGAAAAATGTTTGATCGTTTCGCACACTTTGTTGCGTTGCACTATACACTTTCTCTAAGAAGAGATACTGAGTATTGGGAAAGAATACACAGAACTGTATTTGATGAGGAGATGGTTTTACAGCAACCATCAACATCACAATTCTTTGATCTAGCTAGGAGACAAGAACTAGTGGAGGATCATCCACCAGTAGGAGTTCATTGTATCTGTGCTGGTATGGATTATCGAATGATTGACCCAGTTGTTGTATCAGAGTGGGAATGGAATTTTCCACATGTTGATAAGAAAAAAATGATCGATAATTTTATTATGTTAAATAACAGTATGAGATCTCGCTGGAATAAATTAGCAGATCAATCACCAACTGTCTATGAGTATTTGAGAACTAATATCTATGGCGACAATTGAAATATTTCCAAAAGTAATTGGAAAATACACATTAGAAAAAGAAAGGCAATCACAACTAAAAGAAGAATGCTTCTCTATTTTAAACGAATTATCAGAGTATAATCAATCAAACGTAGAGAACTCAAATCTTCATCATTTTCTAAATAAGCAAAATCAAAATTTATTTAACTATAAACAGTTTGAATGGTTTGAGAAATGGATAGAAGAAAAATGTATTGATTACATTGAAAATACTTTAGGATTTTATTTACAAGATGGAGTTATAATTACAGATTGTTGGATAAACAAATGTGATATTGGTGGAGAACAATTCCATCACACGCATACAAATTCATATGTTTCGGGAACATATTATGTTAATTACATCAAAGGGTTACATGCGCCAATAGGATTTAAGAATAAAGATTATAATCCAGAAAATTGTGTAATGCAATCTATCGATATTCCAGTAAAGATACCAACCAAATATAATTCTTGGGGTGCTTTTGTTAATTATGATGAGGGAGATTTACTGCTATGGCAATCAAATTTGGCACATGGGTATTCTGATAACAAAGAAAACAACAGAATTAGTATCTCATTTAATGTGATGCCAAAATACATATACAACCAATCTTATAGTTTCAGGATAGAAAGACAATGATATTTTTTGAGGATGAAGAATTAGAAAAAATTTGTCAGATTAATTCTGAAGCAAAATTGGAAGAGGTTGTTTATGACAACACAAAATTTAAAGTAATTAGAAATTTTTTATTATATCCAGAAGAGTACAAAAAATTTCTACAAAACTTTCCAGCTATGAGAGATCACACATACTCCCCTGGATTTAGACAAGATATACCACCATGGGCTGCTAGGTTTATAACTACCTACATTCAATCAAATGTTATCAAATGGAAACCAGCTAGAGTTGCTTGCAATATCTACAATGGTAATATGCGAATGAAAACAAATGCAAATCTCCCACATTCTGATAATTTTTATGGGGTTTGGAATTTGTGGTTAAATACAAACTGCCTTGGTGGAACAGCATTCTGGAAACACAAAGAAAAAAGACATGTAGATGAATTAACTTCAGAAGAATATACTTATTTGTTTGATAAAGCATTGTCATCTGACGGGCACGAAAAATGGAAAAATTTCAGGGGAGATGAAGATTGGGAATTGACTTGCATAGCTCCAATGGAATATAATACTCTTTTATTTTACAATGGTGGATTTTTTCATTCTCCATGGGTATTAGAAAATTGGTATCTTAACGAAGATAGATATAGTATGATAGGTATGGGAGATTTTGATGATTAAAAATTTATTTGAAAACGAAGGATCTTTTACTCCGTTTGCTCCAGTATATTCAATACCATTCTTCAACTCTGAGATTTTAAGTCCCCAAGAAGTAGATTTTTTATCTGCTAAGATTTTATCCAGGGAACAAGAAATTATTCAGAACAATCAACATTTAACTTATGATGGTGGAACTGGATTAGGACCAAATAGTTTGACAGCAAAATTTGCTGGATATAATATTCTTCATTGGGATAGAGAAGATAACGATTATATTGTAAGAAAATTCAAAGTATGGTTGCATAATTCAATACGAGAAATGTGCGAACATGTCAATGAAGATATTATGGAATTAAAACCATGGGCGCAATGCTGGGCTAATGTATTACGCAAAGGAGAGAAAATAAATCCCCACCAACACAGTAGTGATGCATATAGTTTTTTATCTGGAAACGTATGTTTGAAAGCAGAAGGAACTAGCACAGTATATCAAAATCCTTTCTCCATGAAAGCGATGGCAATTAAAAACGTTCCTGGATATCTTACACTATTTCCAGAATATATCGTTCATTGGACGACACCAAATGAAAGTGATATTGAAAGAATTTCTTTGGGTATTGATATTGTAACAGAGTATTCTTTATTCAACGCACCAGATAGAGAAAGAGATATTAGACATTTTGAGAGATTATATTAATGTTTAGCTTACCTATTAATCCAAAGATAGATGAGAATTTTGCTAATGATATTCTTATTCCATTTTTGAAGAAACACAAACAATACATCTTTGATCTTTATTTTACTTGTCGTATGCCTCCTTTTATGCAGGATGCCATGGGTGATGTATTTGAGGATGACTTAAGACAGACAACGTTTAACGCATTATACATTCAAAAACAAACTGGTATTCCTCTGTCTGCTACGTTCAACAATCCATACGTCAGACCTACACAAGAGAACCTAGATCTATTCATCAATAACTTCAGATACATCTATGAAGCAGGTGTAAGAACTGTCACGTTGCCCCATACATCATGGATGCTAACAGGTCAGATACAGAAAGCATTTCCTGAACTGTATATCAAGAATACTATTCTACATGAAGTTACAAAAGCAAACGATATTGTTTCTCTTGCCAAAGCTGGATTTAATTATATTAATCTTGATAGAGATCTGATGAGAGATCAAGATCAGTTACGTCGTCTAAAAGAAGCAAAAGAATATTGTGCTTCGATTGGTAATCCAGTTAAATTCTCCATGCTTGCCAATGAGGGATGCTGGGGTGGATGCCCTATTATGCCAGAGCACTATCACTATAATAACACCAGAGAGAACCACGAACCACCATACTTTGGCAATATCATCAGTAGAGTTTCGTGTTCTAAGTGGGAGCAGCAAGATAGCTCTGCTGTTCTTAAGTCAGCAAATCTCCCACCTTGGAAAAAGGATTGGGAAGAGATGTTTGATCTAGGTATTGATGTATTCAAATTACACGGAAGAGAAAGCGTAATGCGTCTCAAAGAAAGTATGGATATTATTGAACGCTGGGCGAATGATGAAGAACTTCTATTCCCAGAACTCAATACCTATATTGAAGACAAGAGTTTGAAAGATAGACCAATTGATATTTGGAGAGAAAAGATCAAAACTTGTAAGTTTGATTGTTGGGATTGTAATTACTGTGAGGCAGTTATTGAGGCACATCATAAGAAGCAAGACAGAACACTACATCCACTTGTCAAACTGACACTTGATGCGATTGATAAATCAGCAACAGGTGATACTAACTTCAAACCACAAGGTTTCAATATTGAAGGTCTATCATCGGATCGTGTCAGACATTTTCTAAATCATCTATGCTCTGATCCAAAGAACTCATATCTTGAGATTGGATGCTATACAGGCAGCACATACTTTGCTGCCATTATGGGTAATGATTTAGTATCATATGGCGTTGATAATTTTGTTGCTCCTATCGCTCCTGCTAGAGATGATATCGAGTGGAAAGGAGTTGAAGATCCATCAAAAGAATTGTTTAGAAATAATGTCTTGTTTGGCAGTTTAAAATCTGCTATAATTGATATTGATGCTCGCAAACTAAACTCATCTCATTTTACCAGAAGACCAAATATTGTATTCTATGATGGAGAGCACGACGATCAACAGGTAGAATGTTTATCTAACTTGCTTCCAAACCTACAGGATACTTTTATATTAGTTTTGGATGATGCCAATTTTGATGGGGTTATCCGTAATGGGCAGAAATTTATAGATATAAATAATTTCGAAGTTCTGTTTGAACGTCAAATACTGACACCTCAAATAGAAGATTCCACAAGCTGGTGGAATGGTTTGGCAATTTATGTATTAACAAAAACGGAGAATTGATTACTATGACTACTGATACTGCAACACTCAAAGAAAACTTTCAATCTCAACTCACCAACGTTGACGGGCAGATTACTAAGCTGGAAGATGAACTAGCAAAAGCAAAAGAATATCGTCTTAAACTTCAAGGTGGTCTAGAAACCCTAGAACTTCTTAATCCCACACCTACTGAAGAAGCAGCACCCGCTGAAGAAGTAGCAGAGTGATCTTATAAATAGACACCAATATCCCCACATGCTAAATACATGTAGGGATTTTTTATAGGGCTTTACATGTCAGCATCAAAGCCAGCAACCAGAGAGGAGTTAAAGCAATACAGCCTCCGAGAGTTGGGCGCACCAATATTAGAAATCAACGTCGATAATCAACAACTTGAAGATCGTATTGATGAGGCACTGCAGTTTTTCCAAGAACGTCACTTCGACGGTATGGAGAAACTGCATTTAAAACATGTATTAACATCTTCAGATATTACTCGTTTTAAATCAAACAACATCACACACACTGCTTCTAATAATGATGTGTGGACAGAGAGAGGAAATTTTATTGAACTTCCAGACCATATTATTGGGGTGGAAAGAATCTTTGGTGTGACTTCAAGTAGTATTCGTGGTGACTTGTTTGGTATCGAATATCAAATTTTCTTAAATGATTTATATGCTTTTGGTTCTATTGATATTTTAAATTACTACATGGTCAAGTCATATATTGAAACTCTTGATATGGTTCTCAATACAGGTTCATTGATTCAATTTAGATTTACTAAAAGGAATGGTAAATTGTATATTGATTATGATCCAGCAATGTTAACCAAAGATAAAATTCTTATCATTGAATGTTATAGAGCTTTAGACCCAACAAACCTCGCAAAGATATGGAATGACTTTTGGTTGAAGAGGTATACGACTGCTCTCTTCAAACGTCAGTGGGGTCAGAACCTTATCAAGTTCAATAACGTTCAGTTACCTGGCGGTGTGGCACTTAATGGTCGTCAGATCTACGAAGATGCTATTGCAGAGATCAGAGACATTGAAGATAAAATGTTAACTGATTACGAACTACCACCACTTGACGCAATCGGATAATGGCAAAAAGTCAATACTTTCCCCAGTATGGTGGAAGAACATCAGAACAAACTTTAGTTCAAGATCTTGTAGACGAACAGATTAAACTGTTTGGTCAGGATGTTTACTATGTTCCAAAAACAATGTTGATTGATAAAACACTCAACGATGTTGTTCTACAAAAATTTGAGGATAATGTATTGATTGAAATGATGTTGATTAATGTTGAAGGATTTGGTGGTGCTGGTGCAGTTGCAATGTCTAAGTTTGGTCTCAGTTTAACAGATGAGATTACATATGCAGTATCAAAAAGACGTTGGATTAACTATGTAGAAACTCAGATTGATACAGTAGTTCCAGATAGACCAAATGAAGGTGATTTGCTTTATGTGCCGATGACTAAGAATCTTTATGAAATAAAATATGTGGAAAGAGAAGTTCCATTCTATCAGTTAGGTAAGAACTATATCTTTTCATTAACCTGTGAACTGATGCAACATGCAGATAACTATTTTGACACAGGTAATGATGATATTGATAATCTAAATCAAGAAGGTTATGTATTCCCAGTTATAGTGAAGGTTGGTGGAACTGGAACATTTGCACTTGGCGAAGAAGTCAGGCAAACGTATACAGTTGACGGTTCTCCAGTTACAACAAAAGCAACTGTATCTGAGTGGGTTCCTTCTACACGTAAACTTCGTTTAACATATATAAATGGAGTATTAAAACCAAACATTGCTTTGGTAGGACAAAATAGTGCTGCCTCGTGGATTGTAGATACATTCTCCACGATTGATATTGATATTGATGATTATAATAATGATCAAAACAAAATCATGGAAACAAAAGCAGATGCTATTCTTGACTTCACAGAAGGCAATCCATTTGGTGAGTATGGAGATATGGGAGTATTCTAATGTTAGGCAATCACTTTTATCACGAGATTATTAAAAAAAATGTAAAGGCATTTGGAACAATTTTTAACAATGTTCAGATTGAAAAAAAAGATCCCGAAACTGGTGCGGTCATTCGTCAAGAAAAGGTAGCACTAGCATATGGTCCTAAGAGTAAGTTCCTTGCTCGCTTAGATCAAGATCCAAGCACTGAACGTAAAGTCAGCATTACAATGCCTCGTATCTCTTTTGAGATGACTGGTATTACTTACGATTCTTCTAGGAAGACTTCTCCCATTCAAAAGTATTTGAAAAAAGATAATGCTGATGCAGTAAGTGTTCAGTATATGCCTGTTCCTTACAATCTTGAATTTGAACTTGGAATTTTATCTAGAAATCAAGATGATGCTCTACAGATTCTTGAGCAAATTTTACCATACTTCCAACCATCTTTTAATGTAACTATTAATCTTATTCCAGAAATGGATGAGAAAAAAGATTTACCAATTATCTTAAACAATATAAATTATGAAGATGATTATGAAGATGATATGATGCGTAGAAGAGCTATTATCTATACATTATCATTTACATTAAAAACTTATATGTATGGTCCCGTGACAGATGCCCAAATCATTCGTAAAGCAACAGTATTTGAAACTCTTGGAGACTTCCAACAGCATAGAAGATCTGTTAGATATGATGTTACTCCAAAAGCACTCACGGATCAAGATGGTGATAATGATGTTGACACAGCAGATGATGCACTGTTAATGCCAGACGATGACTTTGGATTCAATGAAGGTATCACACTACTATGAACGAGTTTGAAAAGAACATGGAAGAAATCTTCGATATTGATATTGCACCCTTAGAAAAAACTACGGAAATGATTACACGAGCAAATAGTGAAGTATCTGTTGATGCTAATAAAGATTATGAATATACCAGAGGTCAATTATACACTCTCATATCACAGG